GTCATCAAGTCTTAACATAAATAAAAATGAAGACCACATAAATCGTGGTATTGAATTCTTGCTCAATGGAGGTAAGAGAAAGAAAACAAGACCATTTCACATTATGTTTGAAAAGATGGTTTGCTTTCTGAGATGGAAAGTAAATATTCACTTTGAATTTTCTATCAAGACATCCCGGAGTAAGAAAAATGTTAGCAGTTAGTTTAGTATTTGGTTCATTTCTAACCATTTTATTTCTTATGATGGGTTTGATGATTGGTTGGACTGCCAGAGAATACATGATGAACTATCGAGAAATTCCCAATTTGCATCCAGAATTGTTTGATGAGCAAGGAAATCTTATCCCAGATGAAGTAATCGCATTTAATTTTGAAAACTATGACGACAGTAACGAAGAAGAAAACTACAACGACTAAGGCAGTATCACTGGAACTTCCAAAGAATCCATTTGTTTTTGAGGTTTTGGATCTTGTTTCCAAACAGAGAAGCAAGGCAAAGAAGATTGAAGTCCTGAAGAAGTATGAACATGTTTCTTTGAAGGCAACATTAATTTGGAACTTTGATGAAAGTATAATTTCTATGCTTCCTGAAGGAGAGGTTCCTTATTCTGGATTTGAGGATCAGGCATCATCAAATGGAAATCTGAGCACTAAAATCACAGAAGAAGTTCGTAGAATGCATGAAATGGATTCATTTTCTATGGGTTCGAGTGATAAGAACGGACACACTACAATTCGTAGAGAGTTTAAAAACTTCTATCACTTTCTTAAGGGTGGCAATGATTCCATGAGTGGTGTTCGTCGTGAAACGATGTTCATTAATATTCTTGAGGGACTTCATCCATTAGAGGCAGAAGTTGTTTGTTTGTGTAAAGATAAAAAACTTTCAGAGAAATATAAGATTACGAAAGAAATTGTAAGTGAAGCATATCCAGACATTACTTGGGGAAATCGTTCATAATTATGGCAAATCAATTGGGAGATGCTCCCACTAAAACAGAAGAGGAACAGTCAATGACCTCATGGACACCATCAGAAAAAGAAAATTCCAAATCCGTATATGGATGCGATATACTGATAGAGAATGGAACTTGGGAACAAGTATCTACTAAAGATTGTCCTTATGATGCCATGATAATCACTTATGTGGTTGATGGAGAAACGAGATATGATTTGACTCGTAGTCAGAAGGAAGTTCGTATCTTTAATATGTACTGGGATAAGTTTCGTGAGAATTTAAAGGGCATTGGTTTTGGTATGGGAAGAACTAATCCAAAACTATGGGGACTGGAACCACCACCCCCAACCAAAAAGCGGAAATAATTCCAAAAAAGTCGAGAAAAAATCTCAGGCAAATTTTTGGTCTGTAGGGTCGATTATAAAATTGTCACACCACCTCTTCACAGGGGTGGTTTTTCGTGTATAATACGGGGGTAGTCAATCATAATGACATGACACTTGAAATGATTCCTCTCACTCCATCTGATCTTCAAAGACCAAAAAGAATTTCACCTTTAGTGGAGTGTAAATTAAAACTTTTTTTGTCTTGTATTAATGATGTTTTATTTTTAAATCCCGAAAGTATTTCTGCATTATCAGATGATGATCTTTCTCTTGTGGATGATGAAATTTGGTTATTGTATTCAACACTCAAAGTCAAAAGATCTTATTTTGAGTCTTTAGATTTGCCTGAGTATCATGATGATTATGAACAACTTGAAAGAATTGTAAGAAAAATGGTTATCGCAAAAAGATTTATCAGAGAGATCGATAGAGAAAAATACTTTCGTCTTTTTAAAAGGCATAATCTACTTTCCGGCAAATATACGAATAGAGAAGAACTTAAATTTTTCATGAGTTCTATTAAAACTGATATTGCTCATTTGTTCACTAGCAAATCTCCTAGAATTTTTTCTAGAATGTGTGAATATATGCTTGAGAATTATGGTGATGATGGATTGAATAAAATCACAACATCCGTTATTTTTAACAAATTTGAGTGTGGGGTTGACTAAATAAGGTACAGGGTCTATAATAGACCTATCGTTCATCAGAGGAAACTCTGACGCAAGTAAGTCGCGCAACGGTTCCGTTGATTCCATGCTAGAACTATTATTCTATTCATCACTCACATGTGCTCAAGCTGATGCTATTATGCTGAAGATGAGAGTAAACGAGAATATCTCTAATGCTTTCAAACTTGAGTTGGTAGAGACCGTAAAGGAATCTGTACCTGAGTGTGTATGGGACGCAAACGACTGAAGGAACGGCGTTTTAAAAAAACCCATTTCTTTAGGAGTAAAATCATGACTACTATCACTTATCGTGGTAAGCATTACGATAAAGAGGCATACAAAGCCGCTGTGTTAGCAGAGCAAACCGCAACTCGTAACTACAATCTCATGTATCGTGGTATCAAAATCGAACGAAAGTTTGCATCACAAAGTTGACGATTATCGCACTTAACTTTACTGGGGGTCGCAAGACCCTCTTTTTTTATGCTATAATGATGATGTAGTAATATGGTATATGGAAAAAGAAAGAGTTAATTTGATTATTCGTAATTTGGAACTTCTTTTGGATTCTCTAAAGGCAGAAGTAAATTCTGATAGAGATGATAAGGTAGACTATAATCCATATAGTGAATATATTGAAGATTATGATGAAGTCTTTGAGGAAGAAAATGACTGAAACAAAAAAAGCAAAAGAACTGGTAAAATTACTTGAAAGACTGATAGAGAAAGATTATCTCTATAGTGAAGAAAGAATCAAAGAAATGAAATCACAATTGCGTTCGGTAAAACAACAGATTGTTGATATAGATAAAAAGAACTCAAAGGGATTTGGAAAATGAAACCAGTAAAATCAAAAGATCTTCTTGAGATGGATAAAAATCTTAAGGTTGTAAAACTTGGAGCAATTCCAAACCCTCAACAGATTGTATGGTATGCAGGAAAGCAAGATTACTCAGAATATCCAATCTACACAAAAACACCTCCAGATGAAGAAAAGGCAGGGAAGTGGGTTGTAGAGCAACTTCTTGCAAATGATAGGGGACACTATGGTCCTTTGGAACATCCTGGATTGATTATGAATGTAAGTGGTTATGTTCATAATGTGATGGTTCAGGCAAGAACTCATCGTGTTGGTGTAAGTTTTGATGTGCAGTCACAGAGATACACTGGGAAACGTGTTCTTAAGGTTGCAGAAGGTGAACTAAGTCCTGAGGATGTCTTCTACGTGCGTCCTGCGGGGTTCTATACCAATCGTAAGGGTAAGAAGTATGATTGGACAGAAGAAAATCGTCAAAGGAAACTGGGACTTGCTCTTGCTGCATGTAAAGAGTATGCAAATGATTATCACGAAATTGGTGCATCAGAAGAACACATCCGTGATTACCTTCCACAAGGAATTCGTCAGGACTTTGTAGTTTCATTCAACCTTCGTTCTGTATTGCACTTTCTTGATCTTCGGTCAAAACTTGATGCACAACTTGAGATTCAGGCACTCTGTGAACAGACGTGTCCTATCATTAAAGAATGGGCACCAGAAGTTTGGGATTATTATGAAACTAAGCGTCTTCACAGAGCAAAACTAAGTCCATAAATAAATTATCCTTACATAAACACATCATTAAGAGGTGGAAATTTTGGCAACATATCCGATTATTAATAAAGAAACTGGTGAACAAAAGGAAATAGTTCTGAGTGTTCATGAATGGTCAAAATGGTGTGATGATAATCCTGAATGGACACGGGATTGGTCTGATCCATCTACTTGCCCCAAACCAGCAGAAGTTGGTGAATGGAGAGATAAACTTGTAGCAAGAAATCCTGGATGGAATGAAGTTTTAAACAAGGCATCGAAAGCACCAGGTTCTAAAGTAACTAAAATCTAATGGCAAGAAGAAAAAGAGCATCTGCGAATGATCAACCCATTGGAGTTGGTCTTACGACAAAGCAGATGAAAAGAAAAAAACCATTAAGTTCTGGATACTTGGTGGATATAGACCCACTTAATGATAATCAAAAAAGACTGTTTGATTCTTATAAAGAAGGAAAGCATCTTATTGCATATGGTTGTGCAGGCACAGGAAAGACCTTTATAACCCTCTTTAACGCACTTAAAGATGTATTAGATGAGAACACTCCTTATGAGAGAATATACCTCGTCAGGTCTCTTGTAGCAACCAGAGAGATTGGGTTTCTTCCTGGTTCTCATGAAGATAAGGCAGACATCTATCAAATTCCATATAAGAATATGGTGAAGTATATGTTCCAGATGCCTTCTGATGCTGATTTTGAGATGTTGTATGGCAATCTTAAATCGCAGGAATCAATCAAATTCTGGAGCACATCATTTCTTCGTGGAACAACACTTGATAATGCGATTGTGATTGTCGATGAATTTCAGAACCTGAATTTTCATGAACTCGATAGTATCATTACGAGAGTTGGTGAAAATACCAGAATTTGTTTCTGTGGTGATTCTCGACAGTCAGATTTAAATAAGGCAAATGAAAGGAATGGTATTGTTGACTTTATGAACATCTTGCGTAAAATGCCTTCTTTTGATATAATTGAGTTTGGAACTGACGATATTGTTCGATCTGGTCTAGTCAAAGAGTATATCGTCGCAAAAACAGAAGCAGGTTTTTAATGTTTAATCATATTGATTTGAATCTCTCTCCTCTTGAGAGGGAGACTATTGATGGAGTCAGATATTATTCTGTTCCACATGAAGAAGAACTCCTAAAATTGGTATCGATTACTTCGGTAACCAGTCATTACAATAAGGAGACTTTTGTTAAATGGAGAAAAAGAGTTGGTGATGAAGAAGCAGATCGAGTCACAAAGGCTGCAACACGTCGTGGAACCGATTTTCATAGTCTCACTGAGTGTCACCTAAAGAATATAGAGTTACTAAAAGTTCCTCCTATCTCTGAGTTCTTATTTAAGATTTCTAAGGGAACTCTAAAGAATATTGATAATATTCATGCTCTGGAAACGTCCCTATATAGTAAGCAGTTAGGTATTGCTGGAACCGTCGATTGTATTGCAGAATACGAGGGTGAATTAGCAATAATTGACTTTAAGACTTCAAAAAAACCGAAACCAAGAAATTGGATCGAAAACTATTTTGTCCAATGTGCAGCATATGGTTGTATGTTGTATGAAATGACTGGTATTCCGGTCAAAAAATTTGTAATCATCATGGCTTGTGAAAATGGAGAATGCGTCGTCTACGAAGAAAGAGACAAATCAAAGTACATCAAACTTCTTACCGAATACATTAGAAAGTTTGTTACAGATAAACTGGAACTCTATGGAACCGAATAAGGAACTAGAAAAGGTGTTGGCAAGTAAATTTCTAACACCATCTAAATTTGCACTCGAAATCGAAAAGATTGTTGCAGAAGAAAAAATTAACTATATTGATGCTATTGTTCACTATTGTGAATTAAATGAACTTGATGTAGAATCAGTCACAAAACTTGTATCAAAACCACTGAAAGAAAAATTGAAGTGGGATGCTACGAGACTTAATTTTATGAAAGCAACTTCGAAAGCAAAACTGCCTATATGAAAGTGTCACCATTTGATACCTACCAACATTATTTGTCACTCAAAAATCATTTTACGAATCCAAAATACGACTTCTTCCGATATGGTGCGAAGACCCGTGCGAGTGTCTCTTCATTCAATAAAAGAAGAGATAAGTATTGGTTTGAGAAAACCAGTCGTAAATATAATGACGAAGAAGTTGTAAAATTTCTTGTATCTAATTTCGCATACGCAGACAACCCACAAAATCTATGGATTGGTCAAATTATCAGTTCTGGAGAAAGGACTTACGCAGATTGGACAAAGAGACAACAGAGTTTGACTTACTTGTTCAAAGAACAAAGCAACGAATTACTCTCGAACAACGAATTAGAGAATCTATTCAGTTGTTCGAAAGGTCATCCAACAATCTTAAAAAGGTTTCTTGGTGGAGACATAAGTCTTGAAACTTTCGTAATCTATGATAGAATATTCTCATTCAGAAAGAAGTTTGATAAGAAACTGAAAGATCCTGTATGGGAAACCGTCAGTCTTAAAATACAGAAGTATTCTCCCTTTCTTCAAATAGATATCTTTAAATTTAAAAAAATTCTTAGAGATATTGTTGAATAATTGTGGGCAGCAAAGTTGGGTAGGGGTATTTGACTTGTGTAAGTCCCGCATAAATAGTATTACCCCTACTAAAAGAAAACATTGACGTGTTCAAATTCAAGATGAGTGACTTTTTTGATTCTGATATCATTCAGGAAGAACTGAGTGAAATTAATGAAATGCAAGAAAAAATCTACGAGAGTTTTATTTCTTTTGGAAATATGACTCGTGAGCAAAAACTTGAACACGTTGAAATACTTTCATCCTTGCTTGAAAAACAGCAAGTAATGTATACAAGATTATCTCTTTCTGATGACCCAAAGGCCATCGAAATGAAAGAGAATCTACGCAAGTCAGTTTCAACAATGGGGTTTCCTCCAGAGACTGATATGTTGACTTTATTCAGTAGTATGAATGCAACAATAAAATCTCTCAAAGATTATATTGAAGATTGACAATTAAGTCTCTATTTGTTATACTATCTAAGTAAATCCAAAACATCCAAACTAATCTAAGGTAATCTAAATGTCTTTTGCTGATCTTAAAAAGCAATCCAAACTGGGTTCTTTGACACAAAAACTAGTCAAAGAAGTCGAAAAAATGAATAATGCAAGTAGTTCAGGTGATGAACGTCTGTGGAAACTAGAATGTGATAAAGGCGGCAATGGTTATGCCGTTATTCGTTTCCTGCCTGCTCCTGAAGGTGAAGACCTTCCATTCGTTAAACTCTATTCACATGCCTTCCAAGGTCCTGGTGGATGGTATATTGAGAACTCTCTGACGACTCTGAATCAGAAAGACCCAATGTCAGAATACAACACGATGCTGTGGAACAACGGCACTGATTCTGGTAAAGATCAGGCACGTAAGCAGAAACGTAAACTGACTTATGTTGCAAACATCTATGTCGTCAAGGATCCTGCTAATCCTGAGAATGAAGGTCGGGTAATGCTTTATAAATTCGGTAAGAAAATCTTTGATAAGATTACTGCCGCAATGCAACCTGAGTTTGAGGACGAGGAAGCAATCGATCCGTTTGACTTCTGGCAGGGTGCTAACTTCAAACTGAAGGCAAAGAATGTTGCCGGTTATCGTAACTATGATTCTTCAGAATTTGCCCGTCAGGATGTACTTCTTGAAGATGATGAAGCAATGGAAGCAATCTGGAAGAAAGAGTATTCTCTCGAAGATTTTGTTGCTCCAGACCAATTCAAGTCTTATGATGAACTGAAGAAGCGTCTTGAATATGTTCTTGGTATCAAAGGAACAACTAAGTTCCAAGATCAAGAATCTGTTCAGGAAGAAGAAGAGTTTCGTCAACAGAATCGTGCAGAATCA